ACTAAGTACATCTTCTGCGCCCATGCCACCAGTTCGGGCTTTTTCATTTTCTTGGTATCCACACCACGACCCGTAGCCAGTGCTTTGAGCTCTTTCGCCCCCATATCGCACGGTAAACAAGGTAGTGATGGCTTTGCCGTAGCCGATTTCTTGACACGAACACCGGTAGCACACGCCTTACACCATTTTGTCCCATCCCCTACACAAATCCACTTTGCCCCGCCACCGCAGCCGACGCACGATTTGGCGGTTTGCGCTGTTTCACCGCCCTCAAGCAAATCTACGTTATCCCAGGCGGCAATGGACCATTCCCCAGAAATACCGTGTTCAATGACACAATACGCCAGATTGCGGATACCCATATCAAATCCTACATATACGGGCATTTCAATATGTCTCTATTATAATAAAGATTTAGACCGCATGTACGGAAAACCACCCCCGAAAAGTTGTCGCTAATCTTTAGGGATCCAATGGATAAACTACATACGGATATTAAACTATTAATACCCGTATGTTCTGAAGCAAGTGCCAAGGCACACGCCATTGCAATAGCAACGGCTAAAAAGTATCCTGACAATTTTCATCAAATATATTTAACTGTTTATAATCAAGAATTCATCATAATATATAAATCTTTGCTTAAACAGTTCGGATAAACTCCCAGCCCATATCTTCACAAATCTTCTGCCAAATCTTATCCTGCATATATAACTTCTCGCGGCTCTTTAACAGTGGAAAGCAGGGTAAATAGTCGTCCAACTCCAAAAGTTCACAAAACTTATAAAGTACAAACGAATACGATAAGAAGTTGGAGCGCTTCTTAGGGCAATGTTTCACGAAACTAAATTGGATTTCCTTAAACATATACCGAAGCTTCTCCTCGACTTCACGCGACAGCACGGGGGCTGAGATACCGTTAAGCCGATTCAAGATATGCGCTACGTGGTCGTAGCAACGATTTAACTTTAACTTTTTAATTACATCCTTCAACTTGGAAGGCTTGAGTTTACTCATGTCGGTAATACGTTCCTTGCGGAGCTCTTGGCGAATTTGATCCAGAATGGCAGGCGATATTTCAGTAGTTTCTTTTGCTTGGAATTGCGCCAACCATTCGTTCAAGTGATTAATTTTCTTATAGGCGTAGTACGACATTTCTCTTGGCGGGTCCTTATAGGACGGCTTCTCAGAGTCAACCAGGACATAGTCACGGTATCCGCACTGAGGGCAGTCCAAAAAGGTCTCATTAAATAACATTTCAGATTCACAAATAGCACAATTTCCAAAGTTCTCCGTAATAGACGAAGCGATACTATTTTCGTGTTGGATAGCGGTCGGATTGAGCGCCGTTAAATACGACTCTAGCGCCTTATCACGCTTAAATCCAATTGTGTTTGTAATCGCCGACGCCCGTTTCACTTCAGGAATTAAATCGTTCGTTTTGGTGGATTTATCGTCAACCTCCGCGGTAAAATACGAATAGACGCTGTTTGCAGGCATTTTTCCTTTTGTTGCTGCCTCAAACGGCTTTTCCCCCGTGGCAATACGCTCTTGAGCGTCGCTGTAGGAAAAAAGGATATCGCCAACGCGTAAAAAATAGTCGGCTTCCGCGGTACCGTCTTCCAACTTTTGAATTGACTTTTCCAAAGCCACCACATCTTCTTCCAGCTTTTGTCTGGATGCCAGGACTAATACATCGTTTGCGTTTGTTAAGGCGCTCGGCTCCATAAATTGGCGCTCAACGGCTGCAAGTTTTTCCTTCTTTTCGGTAAGTTCTAAACGTAGTTTTGGAAGATTATTCTTCTCCTCGCGAATTTTATGAATTTGTTGTGTATGGAAAGATTCTAATGTTTTTGCGGGTTCAAGTGTCTTTGGTATTCGTTGAGCCACGGACTCGTTTTCGCCCATAGGCTTCAACAGATTGTCTAACGATAAGGGCTCGGACATGGTACCACTTATACTAAGAAAAGCAAAAATCAGGGTTTAGACCGTAGCACCTTCTGCGGGACCATTACCCCCAGGGGGTCGGAATCTCTTCTAAAAATCTTCCCGGAGCCGAAAATTATTTTCTCGGGCTCAGGTATAAACAACAATGGGATCCGGTGGTTTAATGCAGCTCGTCGCCTACGGCGCCCAGGATATCTACCTAACCGGCAACCCGCAGATTACCTTCTTCAAGGTGGTCTACCGTCGCCACACGAACTTCGCCATGGAGTCCATTGAGCAGACGTTCAACGGCTCGGCGAACTTCGGCAAGAAGGTGCAGTGCACGATCAGCCGCAACGGCGATCTAATCCACCGCGTCTACCTCCAGTGCACGCTCCCCCAGGTCACGCTCCAGGCGTCGGACGGCTCGGGTGCGCAGTTCCGCTGGCTCAACTGGGTTGGCCACAACCTCATCAACAACGTCTACGTGGAGATCGGCGGTCAGCAGATTGACAAGCACTACGGCGACTGGCTCCAGATCTGGAACGAGCTGACGCAGCAGCCGGGTCTCCAGGCTGGCTACGCGGAGATGGTGGGCAACGTCCCCGTGCTGACGAACCTGATCGTTCAGGGCGGTGAGGGCTGCGACAACTACTGCGGCACGGGTGAGCCCCACGCGTCCCAGGAGGTCCGCAACTGCGCGCCGGAGTACACGCTGTACATCCCCTTCCAGTTCTGGTTCAACCGCAACCCTGGACTGGCGCTGCCGCTCATTGCGCTCCAGTACCACGAGGTCAAGATCTGGCTCGAGTTCAACCCCCTCCAGAACCTGGAGTGGGACTACGCCACGTCCACTGTCAGCGGACAGTCGGTCCAGAACACGTCTTACCCCATCCAGCAGCGCGTTGCGGCGGCTGGCTTGGTGTCGGCGTCGCTGTACGTTGACTACATCTACCTGGACACGGACGAGCGCCGCCGCTTTGCCCAGGTCTCGCACGAGTACCTGATTGAGCAGCTGCAGTTCACGGGTGGCGAGTCGGTCACGTCGTCGTCCAACAAGATCAAGATGAACTTCAACCACCCCACGAAGGAGCTGGTGTGGGTTGTCCAGCGCGACTCGTTCGTGTCTTGCGACGCCACGGTCGTCAACCCCTGGAAGGGTCAGCAGCCGTTCAACTACTCCGACTGGTGGGATCGGTCGGTGCTGGAGTCCGGCTACTCCGTCACGCGCGTGGAGGGCATGGCGGGTTACAACCCGACGGTTGTCGCCAAGATCCAGCTCAACGGACACGACCGTTTCTCGGAGCGCGAGGGTCGCTACTTCAACTTGGTGCAGCCTTACCAGCACCACACCAACATCCCCGCGGTCGGCATCAACGTCTACTCGTTTGCCCTCAAGCCCGAGGAGCACCAGCCGTCGGGCAGCTGCAACTTCTCGCGTATTGATAACGCGACCCTGCTGCTCACGCTGTCCAACAACACCGTCAACACGTTCAACACGGCGCAGGTCCGCATCTACGCCGTCAACTACAACGTGCTCCGCATTATGTCCGGTATGGGCGGTCTCGCGTACTCCAACTAAACGCTTGGGGTCATATTTGTATGCGTACAAATATGGCACAGCGTTTGGTAACAAAAAACTGTATACAAAAAACAAATTTCTACAACCGATGTACTATTAGTGCTTCAGTTGAATATTTTATTATAACTACTTAGAGATAAGCATGTCCAATGTATCAAGTGCCCCGATGGTGGCGATGAAACAGATCATGGATATTATTGTCAGCGGAGACATTGAGGGATTAAAAGTCGCACGGCAAAATACTTTCAAGTTGAGAAGCAATGTTGAGAAACTGGGCTACGCAGGTTTAAGACCATTTTTAAGCACATATATCCACCCTCAGGATGGTAGTGAGTATCAAGGAATGAGCCCACTCCACTTGGCTGTGTTGAGGGGATCGCCTGAGATGGTAGAGGAGGCAATGTATTTTGGCACCGATCTGGAGACACCAAGCGGTGCAACATTGGATCCCGAATTAGCCCAGAAGACCCCGCGCCAAATTGCGGATGTGCTTTTGCTGCGTTATAATACACCTGAAAAGGGCAGCGAGATGTTCAAGGCAGTCAAGAGTGTACTATTACGTCGCGGCGCCAAGCCTAAGATGAAGACGACTATTATGGGTAAGAAATTAGCGTTTCCTGAGAATGCGGCGAACGTACAGTATTATAAGAATGCGACGGCAATGGTAAATCGTATGTTCGGCAAGCCCCAATCCCGCAAGGGACGCAAGACGCGGAAGGCACGGAAGACCCGCAAAACCCGCCGTGCCTAAATCCACTCTTTAAATTAGAGAATGGCATTTTTAGCAGCGAGTGCCCTTGGACGCCGGCGTAAATACGCATCCGCACCAAGCAGACCTCAGATAGAGATTGACGTGCGTGATGCGTTATTTGATATGATGGAAGCAATTGGCTCCGGTAATATCCCCGCATACAAGCAGATTGTAGATGTTGAATTTCCGGTAAACCTCCAGCCACGTATGACGAAAGACTACCGCACAATATTGAAGTATTACGCTCATGAAATGGACGGTAGTCAATTACAGGCTATGTCACCACTTCAAGCAGCAGTCTATAGTGGCAACCCCGAAATGGTGAAAGAAGTCTTAAAACTAGAAAATGATATAGAATATTATACTGATAGTGTAAAACATGCTATACTTGAAAATAAGACCGCTCGTGGCATGGCGGATGTGTTTATTGAACACTCCACGTCACAGGAACAGGCTGCTCCATACAGAGCTATTAAGAAAATACTCTTGTTGAACGGCGCCAAGCCTAAAACGGTCACAACACTGACGGGTAAAAAACTAGCGTTCCCTGAGAATAAGGCGAATGTTAATGAGTATAAGCGCCTTTCTGGAAAGACACGTAAGGCACGGAAGGCACGGAAGACCCGCCGTGCGTAAATCAGAACGGATAGTCCTTGACGACGGGATGCTGCTTAGACCCAGTAAACGAGGATTCAATAACAGCGACAGCCAAATCCCGTGCCGTATTTGTTGGAAATTGTAGGGTATCAAAGGACTTCTTATGCTTATAATGAATGTCTAAGCATCGTTCAAGTACATTGATATACATAATAGAGTTGGTAGGAACAAGGCGTATATATTTCAACATTCCAAAGTTAGCACCGGTGATACGAAGTAGAGACCTAGAAACACATGTAATAGACGCCATTTTTGTTGTTACGTTTTACGTAACCGACAAAAGCAAGTTCAAATTTTATCAAAAAATCTAAAAAATTGAGCGCCAACCCGCACACAAATTCATCCTCACTTACCCCACTATGCCGTCATTACAGCTTCTAGACTACTCAACCGCCAACTCTATTGAGCATTTTATTCAGTACTACATTATGTTCTCAACCTTTGGTCTTCTTATGAATCTTCTTCGGTTCTTCTTCTACAACTTTCTTACGCCTGACCGTAAGGACGAGGAAATTAAACAGCTCAGGGCAGAGGTTGAGAATCTACACAATGTTCTAGATGAGGTTGTCAGGTTTCTGAACCGCAATCCTAAGAATTATGATGAGGAAAAGGCGGAGTTTGTAGATGAAAGTGACGATGAGATAAAGCCCACGGCGACGCCAGAGGCACCGCAAACAGAGGACGAGAAAAAAATTAATTAATTACTATAATAACTATAATACCTATTTTTTACTCCACAAAGTCAAAGGTGTCGTACTCCAGACCATCCACCTCAATATTTACCTGAAATACCATCTTATCGTGCGCGTAATCAGACCACTCGCAGTCTAGGAGCCCACGCTCCATATCCATATCCGCTGCCTTACCGTTGCGGTAGTCGCGGTCAAATAGGAAGAGTCCATTGGCGTGTAGATCGTGCGTCTTACAGCAGATGAGAGTGCTGAGAGACTCCTCAATGCGTGCATTGGGCTGAATGTACCAGTCTTCGCCGTGACGAATAATAACCTGCTCGGTCTTGGGCATCCACGATACATCAAACACACCTTCAGGCGTTACGAACTGTGCCAGTTGCTGTAGCTCGGCAACAGAGGGCTCAGGAATAGGGATTGAGTAAAACGTAGTAAACACAGGCATAATGAACAAGGTGGATGCCGAGTAATACCAACCTCAACCACGGTTCAAATTTTTACGGCGGTTGAAAAAAATTGAAGCCCCTACGCCCAAGAAACAAATTACCGCCCATCCCCCTTCTATCCCATCCATCCCCTTCTTCCTTCCCCTTCCCCCTTCCCTCCAAATGGACTTTTACAGCATCAACGTTCCTGCACCCGCACCCGAGGACTTTGACAACGTGCATCTCATTCAACTTGCGCAGATTGAGACCTGGAACAATGATATTATGGAGATTCATTGGCGCCCAATCAGTCGCCAGATTCTTATCACCATCGATGACGAGTGTATTGTCCAGCCTGACAATATTAACATTGTCACAAGCATCGCTACACTCTTCTCGTGTGACGATTACCAGATTCGCATTACAAATCTGGCAATCGGCAATGATGGCGCGAGTCCTGAGGAATTGTGGAGTCTCTACAATAGCAACTGGGTCTATTACGCAGAAAACAATGTCACCCTCCAGTTTCGTGCCGATGTGGACTACGACGCCGAACAAGCACCGCAGTGGGTAGATATTGTGCCTGACAGCCAACCCTTTGCACCAATGCCTTATATTATACTGGATTAAACCCCAGCCAAAATCCGAAACCAAGAACCCAAAAAAAAAAAATTTTTTTACAGCGCGGTCCAATACTTTGGCCAAGTAAATGCAAGATTTTCGACCTCACGGTCCATTACGCGCAAACCGGCAGGAAACTGCGGCAGATCCATAGGAGCCCTGTTCATCATAAAGCCCCACTCGCCTTGGAACGATGGAATACATACATGGTAAGGAAACACCTCCATACCAAAAAAGAGCTCCTCTTTTATCCATACCATACCTTCACGACAGTTTGCCTCATCGGCACCAGGACGAATCGGACCGCAATGCGTCACAATTCCGCCACCAATAGCCAAATGAGACATAATACGCTCACGAAACCGTGGTCCGTAAAGCACATCACTCATAGCGCTCACTTCTTCTAACGTTTCTACATCAGGGTCCGGTAGGTCAAGAATAATCGCATCGTATAGCCCAGACGTACGGTCCAAGAACGAATTAATATTGTCAGGGCAAAACATCAGACGTGAATCATTGTGGAGCGAAGTGTCAGTCCAACCGAGATGCTTCTGGCACAACTCGACCAAATCCCCATCAATATCTACCCAATCTACGGAAGCCACCGCATCAGCAGACCAACGCAAAACCTCGCGCACCGTTGCCCCTTCGCCACCGCCAACTACTAGTACCTTCTTGTTAGGAACTTCAGCCAGTGATGCCAATAAAGGATGAACTAGGTGCTCGTGGTAAATCGCCTCATCGGACGACGACGACTGGAGTTCGCCGTCCAAAAACAGTACCTTACCGTAGGTTGGCGATTCGGCAATTACGACTTCCTGAAAGTCAGTCCGCCCCGCCCAAAACACACGGCGCAAAGGGTAGTTGCTATGTACATCGGCGCTACATGCCGTTTCCGTAAACACACCATTCGTCAGCCGAGCCATTTGCTCTATGTCAGAAATTACAGGCATCTTATGATACTCACGCGTTTAGCTCTTAAGCCAATTACAATTACAGAAACGACCCTTTGCTTTCTTTACATATTCATCAATCTCCTTTTCAAAATCATCTTCTAGTGTTAAATATGATTTACGATGTGAAATGATATTTTTCATTCGTTTTTCTTTCTCATTATTTGCGTCTAAGTACTCTTTCTTTTTTGGATCATTATCTGGCACCATAGACAGTTTTTTAATACTTATAGTATTATTATCATCCAAAAACGGTTGTTGTTTTTCGTGAAATCGGCGAAGGCTAATTTTCAACTCATTTAATAATTTGAGCTCTTCAAGTTGTAGATTCTTCACCTTTGAGAATAGATTCTGTTCATTGAGTGTTCTAAAATTGTAACGGATGTATTGCGGTAAGATAAATTTATTCGTATCTTGGATTTCCTCAATCTTCTTTTCAATATCTGTAATTAATTTGAGCATTTCATTGTATAACGCAACAAAATAGTCTGGGCTGTCGTCTCGTTTAAAAAACATAATCTTGCCAGATTGAAACTCGCAAATGGTTAGTAGTTTACTATAATGGTAGGCACTGGTTTTATGGGCTTCTGCTTTCGCATCGAGTTTTAGATACGAAATAAGGGCAAGAATAAATGAATTAATAGCGGTCAACGCACTGATTACGTATGGACCGGCGTTAATACCTTGAAGCGCTAAACTGAGTAAAGTACATAAGGCAGATATACAAATTGCCGGTAACATTAACATATTGAGTTGTTGTTCGCAATAGACTTTCGCTTCGGTATATAAGATTTTTTGGGCTTTTATGTATACGGCAATAATATCCATGGAGGTAGACATATTGAAACCAGCATCCGAATAATCTTCATTCATAAATCGTTTTACATAGGAAATTGTCGCTTGTGTTGGCACAGTATTTCCATTCACATCTTTGATATACTGTAATGCGGACATTGTGCCTGGATTTATAAACGTTTCTGTAGAACCAGTCGGACCAGTTGGACCCCCTTGGGTTCTAAAGGGACCTACACTAGATGTGCTAATTGTATTGTCGGTTGTGCCAGTAGGACCGGCAACATAATCAGGATGCGTCTCCTCTGGTGGTGGCGGTGGATCAGCTTCGGTCGGTATAAACAGAACAACCGCACCCGATAAATCAGACGACATATCCTTATAAAGTACAGTAAAAATAAATACATTCAAATTCCGCCAAAACTCATAAAATTTGATGTGTCTCCGTCCGTTTAAAAGAAACTCATACAAAAAAGAAGAGATGCCGGTTTTATCACACTCGTCCGAAACTGAATCCATTGTGGGGATTCAGTTTGGGGTATTCAGCCCCGAAGAAATCCTAAGGCGTTCTGTATGCGAAATCACCAATCCTTCTACGGCGGAGGGTAAGTTGAATGGTCTCTTTGACCCGCGTATGGGCGTACTGGAAAACGGTAAAGTCTGCCGTTCCTGCGGTCAGAACAATCACAGTTGCCCAGGTCATTTTGGACATTTTGTTCTTGCCCGTCCTGTATACTACACCCAGTTCTTCAAGCTACTTATGAAGGTAATGCGCTGTGTATGCTTCAAGTGCGGTAAGCTCTTGATTGATAAGCAACGTCATCAGCACCTGCTCAAGCTCAAGGGTGAGTCACGCTGGAAAATGGTACTAGAGGCGGCGCAGGGAACTACGCGTTGCGGTGAGGATATTGAGGACGGCTGCGGTTCTCGTCAGCCGAATAAATATCGTGAGGAGCCGGTCCATAAGATTTACGCTGATTGGAAGAATTTACAGCTCCCGGAAGGCGTCCAAGCTCCAGAGGGCGCCGTTGTAGATTCCGATGGCATAATGAATCTCTCTATGCTTCTGGAGCCAGAGTACGTCCACCGTCTTCTCCGTCGTATTACCGATGAGGACGTAGAGTTTATGGGATTCAGTCGTCATTGGTGCCGACCGGATTGGATGGTCTGTACCGTCCTACCGATTCCCCCGCCCCAGGTGCGCCCCTCGGTCACGCAGGATAACAATCAACGTGCTGAGGACGACCTGACAAGTAAGCTGATTGATATCATCAAGGCGAACAATATGCTGAAGAAGAAGATTACGGATGAACCGAAGAAACGGGCAATTGATGAGTGGACGAATCTGCTCCAGTACCACGTTGCCACCTTAGTGGACAATAACATTCCTGGCATCAGTCCCGCAGCTCAGCGCAGTGGTCGCCTTCTCAAGTCGCTCCAACAGCGTCTGGGGTCAAAGGAGGGTCGCATTCGTTCAAATCTCCAGGGAAAGCGTGTGGAGTATTCTGCCCGTTCCGTCATTACGCCGGACCCGAATATCTCCGTCAAAGAGCTCGGAATTCCTCTCAAGATTGCAACGAATCTGACCTTTCCTGAGAAGGTCACGCAGTTCAATATTGGTAAGCTGTACAAGCTCATTCAAAATGGACCGGACACTTACCCAGGTGCCAAGACGATTCAGCGTAACGACGGTCGTACCATTTCACTCAAGCACGTCAACGCCAAGTCTTTGGAGCTGTTTGAGGGTGACGTGGTCAACCGCCACCTGATGGACGGTGATGTAGTGCTGTTTAACCGACAGCCGTCGCTACACAGAATGTCCATGATGGCGCATATTGCCAAGATTCTGCCGTTTAATACGTTCCGTCTCAATGTATTTGTAACGGCGCCGTACAATGCCGATTTTGACGGTGATGAGATGAACTTACACGCTCCCCAGTCGGTGGAAACGGCAACGGAGCTACGTGAAATCGCAGCCGTTCCCCTCCAAATCGTGAGCCCCCGTGAGTCGGTACCGATTGTGTCAGTCGTCCAGGATACGCTGGTGGGCGCCAATCGCTTCACCCGCTCTAACGTGCTTTTCACAAAGAAGGAGGCAATGAATCTGCTGGTTCACGCAAAGCGGTGGGAAGGTAAGCTACCAGAGCCGGTGACGACAACCCCACAACCGATGTGGTCAGGTCAGCAGCTTCTGTCTGCCCTTCTACCGCCTGTCAGCCTTCAGATGCCGAATAGCAGTTATACGGACGAGGATAAGAAGAACCCACAGTCACCGAACCTTGTCAAGATTCTCAACGGTGTGATTGAGCAGGGTATATTAGATAAGTCGGTGTTTTCCAAGCAGCTCATTCACATTATTTACAACGACTATGGACCAGATATTACGGTGGACTTCCTTGACAGCCTTCAGGCGATGATTGCGAATTTCCTAATGAACAGTGGTTTCTCCGTCGGTATCTCAGACCTTATTGCCGATCAGGCGACCAATGACGAGATTGGTATTGCCTTGAATAAGCTGACAAAGACGATTGAGGAGCAGATTCTTCAGCTACACACGGGATTGTTCGAAAATTCATCAGGTCGCAGTAATCAGGAGGAGTTTGAGAGCAAGGTGATGAATACGCTCAATAAGGCTGTAGGCGAGGCAGGTAAGATTGGCTTGAAGTCACTTGCCGATACAAACCGAATGACTAACATGGTAAAGGCGGGTTCCAAGGGTTCAGATGTTAACGTATCACAGATGATTGCCACGCTGGGTCAACAGGCGATTGAGGGTAAGCGTGTACCGAACGGCTTCCAGCACCGCACGTTGCCCCATTTCAAGCGCTTTGACGACTCAGCCCAAGCCCGTGGTTTCATCACCAGCTCGTATATTAAGGGACTCCAGCCCGATGAGTTCTTCTTCCACGCTATGTCAGGTCGTGAGGGTCTTATTGATACTGCCGTCAAGACGGCTGATACCGGTTATATGCAGCGCCAGATCCGTGTAGCATTAGAGGACCTGATTACCCAGCACGACGGCTCGGTGCGCGATACCAACGGCAATATGCTACAGGTATCGTACGGCGAAGACGGTATTAACGCTACGAAGCTGGAGAATCAGCCATTACCGCTCTCCTCAATGAGCGATGGTGATATTATTGCCTACGCGGCGGCGCCAGGTGCCCCTGGCGAAAAGGCGTACCAGGATGCGATGATTGAGGACCGCCGTATTATTGTGGAGAAGGTGTTTGGATCCAAGCCCCAGAAGAACGTCCGTTCTCCTGTTCACCTGGAGCGCCTTATTTACGCTATTAAGTCGCAGTTTAACTTAGACCCTGCCAACACAGCGAACCCCGCCACCGCCACCGCTGTGTTGTCAGCTCAGGCAAAGATTCTGGCGCGAACTCACGCGTATAATAAGATTTGGGCGGCGCTGGTGCGCTACCACCTTGCCCCGTCTCGCCTTACCAGCATCGGTTATACGCAACCGGCGCTAGACGCCCTTGCTGAGGAGATTGTCCTCAAGCACTGGAAGTCGTGGGT